AATGTTGCATGAGATGGTTTTTTACTTACAATGTTAAGAAGTTCATAATGTTAGAAGTTCGAAACATCCGAAGTTCTTAACTCGTTAAGTTCCGAACACATGAACATAGAGAGTGTGTAAATTAAGAATATAGGAACATCAAAAGTTCTGAACTTTATTGAACCGAAAAAAATAGATTCATCCACACGTAGTTATGGAGGCAATTTTACATATCAGTAATACGAAGGCTTTGTGAAAAATTACATCGAAGCTTTATTTTCGAAAAGCGTTCGTTTTGCATGGTAGTGATGTTGGTCTGAAAAGACCAGGGCACCAGAAAGTGCCCTGAGAAGTAAGCAACAACGAAGAAAAAACGTCCACACAGGCAGCCCATTAGAAGTGGGTTATGCCATAGGAAACTAAGTTTCGGATCCAACTAGTTTCAAAGGTCGAATAAATGTCGAACTCATACAAGGAGCCGTGTGATTAACACATACTCGAACTCAGCCGTTGTGATTAACACATACAAACTAACAACCAGAGGCTGTTTAAACCACATTAGGTCGTTATGTTTAACTCTCATTCAGGTTCTATTCAACGATTATCAATCACTGACAAGGAAGCCATTGTGATTAACACGTTCTCAACCTCAAGTTCTAACTCTACCTCCATCCTAGTTTCAAACAGGTTCTATTCAACGATTATCAATCACTGACAAGGAAGCCATTGTGATTAACACGTTCTCAACCTCAAGTTCTAACTCTACCTCCATCCTAGTTTCAAAGGACACCCTTCATGAGACGTCAACCTCAGAAAGGCGTGATAAATATAACAGTACCGAAGATTTTTGGGGCAATCTAAATGCTTCGAATCACACCAAACATTTTTCTGATCGAACAACCGTAATAGTCAAACGAATTGCGTTTTACTCGAAAAACACTGGCTATACGTTTATCAAGAGCAAAAATCTCAGAGAAGACATACGAAAATCTCTTTTAAAAGAGCACTATTCCAAAAGTCAGTTTATGAGGGATATGAATGAAGCTCTGGCATCAGGAGAAATTATTAGGGAAAAAGCAGGCCGTAGATCCATATATTGGACAAAAACTAATTATGCATTGCGAGATGCCTACCTTGAGAAATTTCCTACGAGTTTGATCGGGAAAAAAAAATTAAAACATGTTGTTGAATACTGCGATCAGAATTTTTCTCAAATTATCAGCTCAAAAATTGTGGTCAAAAATGCCATTATTTTTGGTGAAAATGAGACCAAAAATGGGACCTATTTTGGGACCTATTCTCCCTCTTGCCATATGAAGCTATATAAGCCTAATAAAGAAGTAGTACTATGTCCCAAGTCCGACAAAAGTGAAGCGAGACCTAAACACATACCACCCCCTTCGTTCGAAAAAAAGATTGACAAAGAGACTTTGACCAAAGAGCAAAGAAGTGCTTTATGTGAGACCTACGGATTGGAAGAAGTTGCCAAAAGAGAAGCAAATGCTCTAGCTGCAAAAGTCAAATGTCGGGAAGATGGTCACGCCAATGGGAAATTCTACAACAGAGGCTTTTTTGAAGTAGTACGGGAGTATTGTGAGACTGAAAGGAAACGAAAGATTGCACGAAGAGAACTTAGTCAAAGAAAAAAAGATATAAAAAATCTTTCTTTAGAGAATATTATTGATATTAGAAGAAATAAAGTCATGTCTGATGTTTCTCTTAAAGGTCTTGTTCTTGTTGATTCTAACGGTTTCTTTATTAAACAAAATTCACTAAACTTTGATGATTACCAATTACTTCCGGTGACTGGTATTTCTTTTGAGAGCGAGCAGTTTGATGAAAAATTAATATCAATTAAAAACTACATTTCAAATATTTCTAGAAAAAAATCTTTTTATGCAGTCTAAAATGAAAAACATAATAGCGTTCTTTTTACCAATAATTTTGTTCGTAATTCTTCTATCAGTAACGCTTCATGCAGAAACGAAGCACTACCTCACTGGAAATTGCGCAGTATGGGTTGAGAATGGAAGATTTAGAATTGATCGATATCGTGGAGATACTTGTGACGCTCCGTTTGTGTATGTCACTGCCTTGCATGCATGTAAACATGGGGTTTACTGGTTGATGCGAGAAACATTTGAGAAAGGAAAACGTTATGAAAAGAGCTTTTTTTCTTATAGCATTATCAATTCCTGTTTTCGCGTTCGCGGGCAAATATCCACACACAAAGTCAGAAAGTAGGCATGTATTTAAGAAGTACTTTCTCTACGAAAGTGCTATTTTCTTCAATGGACATTTTGTCATCAAAAAAACTGATGGAACAAAACTAAAACTGAAGACGATACGAGCAGACAATGGTGGTGTGTACTACACACCGGGAGATGTTTGTAAAAACACAAATTCCCATACAACACATGGTAAAAAATAGAAATGTGAGTCAAATTTTAGTAGTCAAAAAAGATCGATAGAGCGATACATGAGTTTGATGTAAAAAAATGGAAACAAAACCTGTGATAGAAAACACGGTCAGTTTAACAATCAAGACAAGTCCAATTGCAAAAGCTCGACATAGAAGTCGTATCGTTTCTAACAGGATCATGACATATGACATCCAGCAGTCTGAAAAAATAAAAACTAAGATCGATATAGCCGAGCAAATGAAAGACAAGGGCCTTAAAGCTCTTCCAGATGCTCCAATTTCAATGAGCATCAACAACTTCACTCCTATGCCGAAATCTTGGTCTAGAAGGCGAATGGAGGCCATGGAAGGTAAGCCGTGTATCACTCGACCAGATATCGACAACTACGTGAAATTTTATTTCGATGTAATGAACGAAGTTGTGTATTCAGATGATAGGATCATAGCAAGACTTTTTGCTCAGAAGATGTACTCTAAAAATCCACGGGTAGAAATTACGCTGTCAACAATAGGGTAAGTAGTATTGATGGAATACATGACATGTAATACTTGCAAACGTGTTGTCAACACTAACAGGATAGGAATCTGTTTGAATTGCCAAAAAGGTTTTGATAGAAATTATTCCGAAGATGCATATAGCAAAGAAGGGGATAGACGGAGATTGGAAGTTAGAGAAAAAGAACTCGTCGCTGAAATTGAGAATCTAAAAAAACTCGAGAATCAAAATGATAATTGAGTGCCTAACGTATAAAAAGGCGGGTATCGGAACGTTTGCTGGATATGCCGACCTATATTTACCAGAATTGGGATTAGAAATTTTTAATTGCACGATGCATAAAAAGGACGGAAGGCGATGGGTGAATCTTCCAGTTCGATCGTATAAAAAGGGACCTGATGAAGAGAGGTTTTTCCCAATACTTCGCTTCAGGGACCAGCAGAAATTTAAGGATTTTTGCGTTTGCGCGAAAGAAGCTATCGATAAATTTATTTCAAATCAGGAGAAGGCTTGATATGTCCAATTCCTATCAAGGATTGTATGCATTGTTGATTATAATAGTGTTTTTGATGATTGCATTTGCGATTAGAATCATTGTTCCAATTGCATTAGAATCCCCACAAACCTTTGATGAAAACGGGTATCCGATTCGTTATGTACAAGGACAAATGTAAATTTTGCGGAGAACATATTTTGGATTGTGATTGTGACGAGAAACAAGAATGGCACTCGTTCCCAGACATTAAACCGTCTCCTGGGCAATTATGCTTAATTAGGCAAGAGGCGTTTTTGTATGCCCACTACACACCGAGAAAAGATTTTGATTGGTCGATTGTGGGACGTAGGGAAGAAGGTGTAGTTACATCATGGAGACCATTATATGGCGAAGATGTTTCAAAGGAAAAGTAAAGGTATGCAACAACATAGAATTTGTCATTGCGGCAAATGCGTGATCAAATGTAACAAACACGGAAAAAGAGCTACATGTGCTGACTGCGGAAAGAGACGAATGCTTGGAACGATTATCGAAAAAGGTATTATGCGGCATGCTTGTAAGGACTGCTGTATAATTATCGAAGAAAGACAACGTATTGATCAGGAAAAAGAGATTGCAAAGTCTTTTAAAGAACTCAGAAAAATCAACCTCAAAGATGGATATCACAATGAAAATTAAGCTTGTGTATGACAACGGTAAAGAATCTTTGATAGAGATTCGTGATGAAGAGGCTCATAACTTTTTTGATTCTCTAAATTCTGGAAGAATATTTTGGAATGAAGAATGTCTTGGTTTTTGGACTGATGTTTCAAAAATTCAACATATCATCATTGAAGATCTGAAATTTTCTACCGATGAAAAAGACGAAAAATTCTTGCCGGATCTTCAGGAGTAAAAAATGCACTGGACTGTTGAGAAAAGAAATATTAAGTCTTTGACTGTCAATCCTAGAAATCCTCGACGCATGACTAAAGAACAGGCAGAACATCTTCAGGAATCCATCTCAAAGTTTGGGATGTGTGAGCCAATTGTCGTTAATACTGATGGAACTGTGATAGGCGGACATCAAAGACTTTCCACGCTTAAGAAACTCGGTCATAAGGAAGTAGATGTCTACATTCCGGAAACAACACTTTCAGATGAGGAAGCTAGCGAGCTTAACATTCGTCTTAACAGAAATACTGGAGAATGGGATTTTGACGTTCTTGCGAACAATTGGGATTCTTCATACTTGATTAGATGTGGATTTACTCCGCAAGAACTTCATATGGATCTGATCGATTCAGAAGATCCTAAGGAAAAGTCGGATTATCGCAAGGCATCGATTCACATCACATTTTCCAACGAAACACAACTGCAGGAAGCCGAAAATCGTATTTCTATAATTGTTGATGAGTTCCCAGGTGCTTCGTACAAGAAAAGGTTGTAAGTATGGAATGGATTAGATTAGAAAATGAAATTCCACCACTTAAAGAAAGTGTATTGATTCTTATTGGTAATGACAATTGCGATATAGCACAATTGTATAATCATAGAGGAGAATTGGAGTGGTACATTGATGGAAATTGGTTTCCTTTCGATGTAGGAGTTACGCATTGGATGCCATTACCAAAACCTCCATGTAGTAATGATGACAAGAAAAAGGTATAAGTATGCCTAGAGCAAAACACAAAATATTAATAGCCGCTCATCGTCCTCAGATACCTATAGATTGGAAGGTCGTTGATCGGTGTCTTCAATCTGCGTGTAATGGAGTCGAAATAGCAGGATTACTTGGTTGTCACCCAGACACACTTTACGAACGATGTCTTAAAGAAAAGGGAACAACTTTTACGGCTTACGCAGCAGAAAAAAGAAGCAACGGGGATGCTTTACTTAAACTTGAGCAGATGGCTCTTGCATTAACAGGTAAGGGTGGAGACAAAACCATGCTTGTTTGGCTCGGGAAACAACGACTTGGTCAAAGAGAAGATCCGCACTACGAATCCACATTCAACGGTGAACTTGCCAGTATCCTAGACCTGTTTAAAAATGTTAGAACTCAAGAAGATTTCGAAAAGAAAAATAAAGACGTCTCAAATTGACTATTGTTTGTCCCGTCTATCTTTCCATGTGGCCAAAAAAAGTAAAAATACTTCTTTCTATACTCTTATTTTGCTAGACCACACTTTTAACCGTTTGTCTTGCACAATATTGCTGTAATACCGCATAATTGTGCAGTAAAGACAAAGGAGTTGAGTATGTCCGGCGTGTATATATACCAAGAAGGTTTTTTTGATTTCTTTTGTGGTGAAGAGGAATACGAATCAGAAGAATATGATGATTATCTTCATGATTTATTGATTACACTACAAAAAAGTCCCGAAACCTCGTCGTCACTCACAGTGAATGACGTTGTGGGTTTTTGAAGTCTTCGGGACAAAGATATTGTAAGAGATGGTGAAAAAAAAGACTATTCCATATATAGATTAAAAAAACATATTAGAGGATCATATTTTATGATAGACGACTTCGAGCCTGAAGGCTTTTCACAAGAATCTGAAATACTCTGGAATGGCATTGAGAAGGTTCTCAATGAATACCGATCTCATACACACTATCCCTATCTTTCTTTTGTCGGGGCGAACGTCGGTATGTTTCTAGTATGCAAAAGCTATACTTGTTTCGGAGAACATCCTGAAATCCTATCAGAGTTTAAAAACGATATAGTTCGCTCTTTCGAAAAATCCCTAGATAGTTATATTAGAGATGTTTCGGGACCAGAAATCAAAGAAAAGACTAACGCATGCCAGCAATCAATATCTTAAGCCAGAAGCAGATTGACTCATTTCAACAATCTAATGCTAGAATCAACATATTTGAAGGTCCAGTACGTGCTGGAAAGTCTTTTATCGCTCTTCTTCGGTGGCTTGAATTCTGTAGATCAGGGTCTCAAGGGCCATTAATTCTATGCGGACGAACTGACAAGACAATAAAGAGAAATATTATCGATCCTCTTCAAACACTTGTTGGATCTGCTGTGCAGTATAGAATTGGACGAGGGGAAGTACAACTCTACAACCGAGTAATGGCTGTTGTCGGGGCAAATGATGAGAGATCTGTTGCAAAGATTCAAGGATCTGAATTTGCCGGGGCCTTGGTCGATGAGTTGTCCTTGATGCCTGAAAGTTTTATCAAGATGCTCTTATCTCGTCTTTCGATTCCAGGGGCTAAACTCTTTGGATCAACGAATCCCGACAGCCCGTATCATTGGCTTAAAACAGACTTCATTGACAGAAAGGATGTCCTTGATTGCAAAGTGTTTTCATACACAATTGATGATAACCCAAGCCTCGACGAAGAATACAAAAAGCAATTGAAGCTTGAATATAGGGGTCTTTGGTACAAGAGATACATCGAAGGCCTTTGGGTTGTAGCAGAGGGTGCTGTCTATGACTTTTTTAATGAGAGCGAACATGTAATCGATCATCCACCTGGACCTGCGACAAAATACTTTGTTGGCGTTGACTACGGAACGCAGAATCCGTGCGTATTTCTGCTAATTGGATACAATCCTGGTCTTTTCCCGAACATCTGGTGCGAAAAGGAATATTACCATGATTCAAAAGCTAAGATGAGGCAAAAGAGTGACTATGAATATACCCAAGACATGATCAAATTTCTCGATGGAATTACTCCCGAGGCTATTTTTATCGATCCATCAGCCTCTTCTTTGAAGGTCGAGTTTCGAAGAAATGGAATTCAAAATATACGGGATGCTGTCAATGATGTCTTACCAGGCATTCGGTTTCAAGGACAACTTCTTTCGAATGGAACATATAAGATCTGCTCTCAATGCCAAGAAACTATTAAGGAGTACTCAAATTATGTTTGGGATGAGAAGGCATCAAGGACAGGTGATGAGCGACCTGTGAAGAAATTTGATCATTGTAAAGATGCTGAGCGCTATATTTTATTTACAAACTTTTTTGGAAAAAACATATCGGCAGGGATGTCAGAAAATGATGCAGAAAAGATGGAAAGAGAGTACAGGTTTAGGTACTAGAGTCTCTGATACAAATGCTAGAATTAATTTGTGTAGCAAAAGAATCGCCTCGATTGATTTTGAGGGTATTAGATTTAGACACTACAATAGTGTTAATGCCTCCGATTTGCTTGACATAGTTTCTTACCTAATGTTATATCAACAAGGAGTAGAGTTGTTTAGGGAAGTGATTGATTTTATCAAAAAATACGACACAATAGTTGAGGAGGCATTAATGCCGCTTAAACCTGGAAAATCAAAAAAAGTTGTTTCTGAGAACATTGGGGAGATGATCGAAAGTGGTCATCCACGGAAACAGGCCATCGCTGCCTCTCTATCTAAGGCTCGAGCATCGGGAGCAAAGATTCCTATGAAAGTAAAGAAGAAAAAAGGTAAGTCTTGTAAGTAACACGTTTACTTTAAATATTGGATTGTGTAAAAAGAAATTAGGCGAACCCGCCGCTTTGTAAAAAGTCTTTCTGTTAAAGGTCCGGCTGTCCGCGCTAACGAACAATTGTTCTTGGCGGATTGATGGCAAACAACGACCTTGAGATTAAAAAACTCTTCGACGATTACTACGATGAAGCCTCTTCAGCGTGGGATCCATTCTACCCAAAAGCCGCACAAGACTTACGGTTCTATCTCGGTGACCAATGGGATTACGAAGAAAGGCGTAAACTTCGAGAAGAAGGGCGCAACTGCTTCGTTTTCAATCGCACGCGCCGCAACATCAACATGGTCACCGGATACCAGAGAAAAAATCGTTTAAGTAGCATTGTTTCCCCAGTTGAAAATTCAGACCAGAAGACAGCGGATCAATTATCACAATTAATGCTCTATGCCTATCAATCGGCAAACGGTTACCAGACAATTTCTGAATGTTTTGGAGGTGCCGCAAAAACGGGATGGAATCTCGGTTCCGTATGGATGGATTTTAGAGATGATCCAAAAGATGGCGACATTAAGTTTGGACGAGAACCGTATTCTGGCTTTATCACAGACCCATATTTTACTCAACTAGACTTCTCAGATTGCTCTTACATAATCAAACGTAAATATCTATTCCCGGATCAGGCCGCGTCTCTTCTTCCAGGACAAGAAAAAGAAATATACAGACTAGCCGAACAAGGATGGTCAAGAGACGACAAATTTACCTGGCTTCCATATCAAAGACGGCCAAATTCCCAAGACCTCGTCTCATATAACGAATTCTACCTCCAGAAGTGGAAGAACGTTCCAATGATCATTGATATGGAGACTGGAGAATTTACTGAATGGGACGGCGACAAGTCACGATTAGATGTTCTAAAGCAAATCTATCCAAGCATTGAGATCGTAAAGAAACCAAAACGATATATCGAGCGCCATATCATCGTTAATGACGAAGTGATGCGAACAGACATCAACCCATATGGCCTCGATGAATACCCATTTGTCCCATTTGTAGCGGTCTTTGAACCAGAATCTGAAGATTGGGAACTAAAAATACAGTCCCTGATCCGATGTCAAATTGATCCACAAAGAGAATCAAATCGACGACGATCTCAGATGACTGATTTGATTGATTCTCAGATTAACTCCGGATGGATTGCCGATGAAGATTCCGTAGTCAACCCAAGAAGTTTATTTCAAACGTCTCAAGGAAAGGTCATTTGGAGAAAACAGGGAATGGCAGGAGCTGTTGAGAAGATACCTCCGGCTCAAATTCCTCCTTCTATGTTCCAACTTCAAGAACTTTTCGACAGGGACATGGTTGACATTCTAGGTCTCAATGATGCGGCTTTTGGTATAGCCGACAGTGGCAATGAATCCGGAATCATGATGATGCTCCGACAAAGTTCGGCGATCCTCAACTTGCAAGACGTCTTTGACAATCTTCGCTATTCTCAGAAGTGCTTAAGTTCCAAAGTTCTGAAGTTGATACAAACGTGGTCTCCTCAGAAAGTTGAGAGGATCCTCAACGAAAAGCCGTCCGAACAGTTCTATTCTAAGGATTTTAGCAAATACGACGTCACTGTTGGCGAGGGTCTGCTGACCGATTCCCAAAAAATGATCTACTTTAGACAGCTCATCGATTTGAAGCAGTTGACTGATGCTCCAAGTCAAGGACCAATCACAGCTCAAATGCTTGTCGATGCAGCACCAATCCAAGGAAAGAGCGATCTATCAGAGAAAATCAAGCAGAACGAACAGGCAGCACAACAGGCGATGCAACAGCAAAATCAAATGCAGCAGCAGTTGCTTGATTCGCAACGTCAAATGTCGCAAGCAAAAGCAATCTCAGACCTAGCCCTAAGCAAAGAAAGATTTACACGTGCAGTTGCAAACATGTCACTCGAAGATGAGCGTGCGTCTAAGGCAGTAACAGATCGATCAGATGCTGCCTTAGCTCGTATTAAGGCTATTAAAGAGCTTCAAGACATGGATGACAACAGAGTCATGAGGTACTTAGGACTCATCAAAATGATGGAAGAATCCTCACAACGTGAAGAAGAGCAAATTAAGCGAGACGACGTTGCCATTTCACAGAGAGCTTCTGAAGACAACCAACAACAACTTCAAGAGCAGGTCCAACAAGGGGCCATGCAACAAGTCATTGATCAAATGAAAACAAGACAAACAGGTAACCAATTAACGGAGGTCCAAGGTGGACAAGGAAATGAAGAAGTCACGACCTGAATACAGCATCCCGGGTATTAGCGGACAGGCAAGCATAGGGCATGCCACAAAAGTACTCCCTATTGATGCCAATGCAGCCCAAAAAGATATGTCAAAAATTAAATGGATCAAGCCTGACAACGGAGGCTATGACCCAAAAGCATACGACTACAAATATTAATTAATAGGTTTGATACATGGTGCAGGAAGTCGGTGAAACAAGAGATGCGATCTTAGAAGACGTTCAGAAAATGTTTAATGACATTCTGGATGCTAATAAGGACCGAAAAAGTCCGTATTGGATCGTTATTTTCGCCAAGCCTGAAAAGAAACTTTTTAAAGGCTTACCGGCCTTGCGTCAACATATTAAAGCCTACTCTACAAAACCACAGTCACAAGTCGGAATGATCGTTGCTGAGGTAAACAACTCCAAAGGTATTTCTTGGGAGATAAACCAACCACAAAAACCATTCGACTTTGACATGTTGCAATTATTCGGAGCCGATCCATGTGACGAAGTGGTCACAGAAACCACAACGATTCCATGGGCGTACGTAACCAAGTAGTGCCGCCGACTCTTAACGGGCGATTGTAAGGAGTTTACGCAATGAGCGAAGACCAGGAAATTTCGGGCGTAGTACAGGAGGCCGCCGCTCCACCGTCTACTGATTCGAAGGACGCTCACACTGAGGGGGCAGAAAAGGAACAATTCGTTCCTCTTTCCGCTCTGCAATCAGAACGAGCACAGCGACAGCAGAAGGAACAAGAACTTCAGTTAATCCGGGACCATATGGCCCTTTTGCAGGCAAACCAAATGCAACAACAGAAACCCGTCGATGATTTTGACGGACTTTCTGATAGCGACGTTTTGACTGTTGGAGAGGCTAAAAAGGCACTATCGCAGTTCACAAAACAGCAACAACTGTCGATTGAAGAAATGCGAATGGTTCAAATGTATCCCGATTATCAAGAGGTAGTGACCAAATATTTGCCCGAAATTTTAAAAGAAAACCCGAGAATTCACGAAAACCTCAAAGCTACTCAAGACTATCAACTAGCGTATTACTTGGCAAAAAATTCAGATGCTTATAAGGCAGACAACAAGAAGCGGAAGATAAACGCAGATGCAGAACGTATCGTTCAAAACAGCCAAAAGGCTGGAAGCCTATCTAGCGTCGGTTCCACTTCACCTATTTCTCAAGCAAAACGATATAGAGACATGTCAGACCAGGATTTCATGAAAGAGGTATCGAAGAATCTCGGTTATGCGTAACCGAAGGATTTTAAAAAAAAATGACTATGACCACAACGGCAGTATTGCACCCAGCTGTTCGTGAATACTACGATCGGCTTTTATTAATGACGGCTTATCCAAAGCTTATTCACACCAAGTTTGCCCAAAAGCGCATTCTTCCAACAAAGAATGGCGATACCGTCGTTTTTAGACGTTATTCGAGACTTGCTACCGTACCGATTCCTCTTGTTGATGGAATTACTCCTCCAGGAGCCCCTCTAAGTGTGACGGACATTAAAGCGCGCGTTTCTTTCTATGGTAACTTCGTAACGTTCACAAACCAAGTCGAACTTACTGTTGAAGATCGAGTACTTAATGAATCGTCTCGCTTGCTGGCTCAAAACATGGGACAAACAATCGACGAGGTAACTCGTGATGTTCTTGCCTCAACAACCTCAGTTCTTCAATGCAGCAATGGCGTTAACGGTTTAACACCAACCGAGCTTTCAAAAGCTGACATTGACGCAGCCGTTCAAACGCTTCTTTCGAACGACGCTGAAATGATCAGCGAAGTAATTACCGGAACCAATGCGTTTGCAACAAGTCCAATTCGTCCCGCTTTCTGGGGATATGTTGATACTGGGATCCTCGACGACCTTGAGGCAGTATCGAACTTTGTCAGCACATCAAACTATCCGTCGCAAAGCACCGTTTTGGATGCTGAGTGGGGATCGACTGGGAACGTACGTTGGCTCTATTCGTCAGCAGGAAGCGTCTCTGCTGCAACACCTGCCGTTTATAACAACTTCATCGTCGGGAAGGAAGCATATGCCGTTGTCCATCTTGGATCTGAAACTGGCGAGTTCTACGTAGAACAGTTGGGATCTGCTGGAAGCGCTGACCCGTTGCATCAAAGAGGAAGCGTAGGGTGGCAGCACCCATTTGTTGCACGAATTCTCAACGACAGTTTCATGTTAAACTTGATGGCAACACATAGCTAAAAAGGAAAGTTAAAAATCATGGCTCAAATTAAATCATTTTCATGGACAAATCCAAATCCAGCGGTTGCCAGAAACCTTGACGTGGGGTTTACGGTTGCTGAAATCACCATCGTTGACGTAACAAACGGTGGCTCTTGGTACTGGACTCAGGGCATGACGGATGGAACAGTCTTGGATGTCGATGCTGGAACCATTGCTGGTGCAAACGGCGTGACGCCTCTTGCTCAATCTTCGGTTTTTGGTGCGACTATTTCGGGCTTTACCAATGCCAACCCTGGTGTGATCACTGGAACAAACATTACTCAAAGTGGAATTGCCGTAGGGGATACGATCGCAGTTGTCGGACTTGCCGATGACGGGACCGCAACTACCCTGAA